ATGCTTAATGAAGAGCAGGCAAAGGAGGTAGCATTGCTACATAAAATCCAATTTGCAGTAGAAACAGTGGATGTCTCTAAATTCTACGAGGCAATTATTTTATATTCGATGGAATATGATTGCACTGTTCCTAACGGGGTAGTAAATCTTGTTGAAGCACAGGAAAGAAAAGCTACACAGGATGAGCTGAAACAGGTAATGCAGGAAATAGCAATACCTGTAATTAACAGGATTAGAACAAGCAAAAAATGTGAATAAGAATTTTGCTTTTTAATAGATACATTGTGGAAAATATATAATATTGATTAAAAAATAGAAGGGAATAATCCCTTCTATTTTTGCAAAAAGAAATATACTTCCAGCTTATCATTCTCTTTGTCATACACACAATGATCTACAACACTCCTGATAGCGTTAGCCCTGGTTAATGTATCTTTAGAAGTATCCTTGATGATGCCTAGAACAGATGTTATATTCTGAAGCATTTCATCAGATGAATCAGCTTCAGATGTTTTAAGAGAATCAAGCTGTGCTTCCAGAGCTTTCCTCTCGTTATCAATTATCTGTTTATTCTCTTTATATTCATCTATGGTGTCTATACCATCTCTATATGCTTGCTTTATTCTGGCTTCCTTATCGCAAAGTTTAGACATCTGGTTTAGAATCATGTCTCTGTCTGTTGTATTACCATCATTTGGAGATTTCTTTAACTCATAGTGTAAATCCATGCTACCATCTAAAACACGCTCAAATGCTTCATATATGGCTTGCTCAAGGGCAGCAGTTTTAATGTAGTGGCTGCGTGAACATTTTCCTTTATTGTAATTGCCGCACTGATATCTTGTGGCATTAAGACCGGCCATAAGAGAAGCTCCACAGTTAGAACATTTAACAATGCCACCGAGCCAGTGTTTCATGTGCCCTGCAGCTCTTGCTTTGTATGGACGACTTCTTAAAGCCATAAGGTGCTGCACTTCGTCCCATGTTTCTTTATCAATAATAGCTGGATGTTTGCCCGTAACGATAATCCACTCACTAATATCTTTAATAGTATGGTCGTCATGCTTCTGACGATTCCAGCGGATGGCACCGTAGTAAAATGGATTACTTAAAATATATTCAACAGTACGACCTTCAAATGCTGCACCACGCTTTGTTTTATATCCCAGAGCATTAAGTTCTCTTGCAATCTCCAAATAGCTGTGTCCGGCAATGTAATCTTTAAATATCTTTCTTACAATAATAGCTTCAGGCTCATATATGTATGGTATGCCGGTATCCTTATTCATTTTGTAACCAAGAGGAAGAGAGGATTGGTAACCACCTCTTAGAGCTTTTTCAGTCATACCCCTCAGAACTTCACCTGACAGACGGATAGAATAATATTCGTCCATCCATTCAATTATTCTTTCAATAAGGCTTCCAAAAGGACCATCAATGAGTGGCTCTGATATACTGACGACTTCTACATTGTTCTTTTTTAACAATGACTTATAAACAATAGATTCTTCCTGATTACGGGCAAATCTGCTGAATTTCCACACAAGAATAATATCAAAAGGGTGTTCTTTGCTTTTGGCAAGACTAATCATTTTCATAAATTCGGGTCTTTTATCAGCTTTTTTTCCAGAGATGCCATTGTCTATATAAATATTTTCAGCAAGAAGAGACATATTATGTTTTTTAGCGTAATCTATCAAGAGTCTCTTCTGTGCGTCAGGAGAAAGCTCTTCTTGTTTATCTGTAGATACGCGAATATAAGCGCATGCTACCTTCATGTTTGCAATGTCTGTAGCCATATTAATCATCCTTTCTGTAAAATATATGCGAGTTGCACCAGTACAACTCTAAAAAAGGGTATAAAAAATACACCTACTTGCAAAAGCGGTGCATTGAATGATATAATATGGCTTGTCTAGGGCGGTATTATATCATAGGCACTGCTATGTAAGTATCGCGGTAAAAGCTCTTGTGTTCCAGCACAGGAGCTTTTATTTATTATAAAACCATCTCGGTAATAATACCGTTATGATATAAAAAAGACTCTGGACCCGAAGGACACCAGAGTACGTTCAAGATTAGTTTACTTGTATTGTAATCAAGTGTCAATTTATAAAGTAAAATGAAAAAATCTTTTTATCCTAATAGCTCCGGAATAAAATGCTATTAGATACATATGCTTGCAAGGAAGCTCATCCTTTACAAAACTAGGACAGGTACAATGTCTTAAATCTGCTTCGCATTTTTTAAAACGCCCTGTGGCCAACTTCTTATCTATATAGAAACTCCCAGCGTAAGTCATAGCTGCATCTTGTTTTGCTATCTGATCTGGCATAGCATGTATTTCATTATTAAACTCAGGCCAGTTAAGTATTTCACATCTTCCATATATTTTTTTCATTTGAATAACTCCATAGCATGATTGTCTACTTGCACATATATGCCATATTTAGAACGCTAACATTCAATGGCATTATTTAGAGTAAGTATTGCAGTAAAAGCTCGTATGTTCCAGCATAGGACTTTTATTATTATCAACAATATTTATATTTTCCAGATGTGTCCACAATTTAAACATTTAACAATACCTTGCTTGCTTGAAAGACCGCCCAAAATAGCTCCGGCACCACCAAATGCTGCACCGCCAATAATAGCTCTTCCAACACTTAAGTTTTTGGTAGAATAGCTTATACTTGTACTTCCACATTTAGGACAACATGCAATACCATTAGCTTTATTTTCTTTAACTTTTTCTTTAATCTGACCTTTTTTAGTAATAGGAGCATTCTTTGTATTCCAAATAGGGGTGCCATTCTTTGGATGTGGAACATTTCCTATAATTGTGTTTATTTTTTCGGTATCATTTTTATTTACAATATAAAATCCGGTATCCTTTTTTCCACAATAAGGACATTTTTGAGCCTGTAACAATAGTTTGTCGCCACAATTGTTACAAATTTTAATGTCATTAGATAAATCAGTTATATTAGAATCTACAACAGCTTTTTTTTGTAAAAACTGATGTATATCTTTTATATCTGAATTGATATTAATATTTATTAGCGTATCATATATTTTCTTGAGTTTTCTATCGGATGCAGATAGAATCCAATAATTGTTTCCGATAAATTCTATTGCAATATAAGGATTTGCTAAAAATACATTAGAAATTTCATTTGGCTTATAAATAAATTTTTTTCTTCCAACTCCGTCAAGAAGTAATCCAGCGTCAAAAAGTGCGATATTGCAACTTCCTTCTGGAAATTGATCTGTTCCATTAACATATTGCATAGTTATATAAAATTGATTAGATATAAAGTTATAATCTTTCTTTAATTGTTTTAAAACTTCTTTTGATATTTCCATAGCAAATAGACGCTCCTTTTTATTCTTTATGCGTAAAATTCTCAATCAAATTAACATCAAATATTATCTTTCCATCATTCAAATAGCTCCATGACATAAAGTGAAGGCTCAAATCCTATAACATAATTATCAACCTGTACGCATATGCCATATTTAGAACGATAACACTCAATAGCGTCACTTAGAAATTCTTCTGTTACATTTAAGTAATCTGCCATATCATGTAAAGTTCTGCAATTGGCCTTATAACAATTAATAATACCTTGCAAACCAACTTGTCTGTTATATGCCCACAGACGGGCTCTAGCTTCTTGCTTTCTATTACCAGTGTCAGATATATCTAAGATATTTCCGGCTGAGGTGTAGAAATGTCCTAATTCCTCTGCAAGTATACATGCTTTTTCTCTTTGTGTAGGCAAATCCTTTTTTATTGCAATCCTGTTTCCTCTTATTCTGCCAGCATTTGCGACAAGAGGCTTTTCTCTAGTAATAAGATTATTGTTATCTGCTTCAATAAGTAATTCTTCGTAGCTCAAATAAATCCCCTCTTTAAATTATTTCCACTCATCATCATTGTCCATAATGTTGTTATCGTGTTGTTGTTCTATTTTTGAAGTTCCTTCTAATTCGTGTGCAGCATTAAGTAAAGAGTTATCATCTGCAGTATATTCAGGAATATAAGTTAATTCTTCAACGCGCTTAGCGGCTTCTTTGATACCTTTATCATTTAATTTATTACAATAAGCTAATATACGCTTAGCAGCTTCCGTTTGTTCCTGTTTAGCTGAATTAACTTCAATAACAATCCCACCAACATCAAGGTAGTATACATTATTGTCATTATTTGTATCTGTAGAAAGTTTTTTTGTTGCTAAATCATTCATATCTATATTGAATATTTCTGATAATTTTTTTAATGCCTTAAGAGGTGGTTCTGACACACCAGATTCCCATTTCTGTATTGTTGTAAATGATTTATATCCCAGTTTACTTGCTATATCGTCTTGAGAATATCCCTTTTTTGTTCTTAAGAAACGAATGTTTTCACCAAGGCACATAACATGTCACCTCCCTGTTAATTTATACAAGCATATTATAATAAAATTGAAATAAATTCAAGTATATTTGAATAAAAAGAGAAAAAACTTGAAAATAATTCAAAAACAGTATTGACACTCGAAAATAAATCAAGTAATATACACTTGAAAATAAATCAAGTAGAAATGAGGTGATTTAAAATTGAATTCAATCGAAATGCAGTTCTCCGTTAAAGAATTAAGGGCAAGGAAAGACGAGACCCAAGAGCAGGTGGCAAATGCAATAGGCATTTCTCCACAGACTTATTGTTCATGGGAAAAAGATATATCTAATGTTGCAGTTAGTAAAGTTAGAGCCCTTGCAGAGCATTTTGGAGTAACACTTAATCAGATAAAGCTTTAATTTTTTTTACTCTGTAACTTGAAAATAAATCAAGTGATTATCTATTCGAGGAGGCGAGAGAGTGAGTGCGTGGATACCACTGATAATTTTATATGTATTAGCTGGTATATGTATTTTAGTAATGAGAAAAATACAGCCCGACAACAAAGAATATCTTATTTATGTTGCATGGACTGTATTGATATGTGTTTGTATTACATTTTTTGTATTTGCTTACGGATTACAGGTGCAATGCCATTGAGATTTGATAATGCATTAGCCCACATATGATTGCTGATGGCTTCGTTTATAGCAATAAGTTGTTCTTGTAATTCATCAGGGAAATAGATAAGGGCAAGCGCATAGGTTTTACCATATTCATTCAATGTTGATGCTGATGGATTGGTTAAGCATTGGCTTGTATAACGCAAGTAGTCTTCATATACACCGCGTTTATAAAAGTAAGAATCTTTTCGAAGCTGTGCAGCATCATCAAGCTTACGCATTTTATAAAGGTGATGATTGTTTAAAAGTGTAGTGATAATAGGTGAAATGATGGCACAGATAGCAATAATAACAGAAATTGTAACTGTTAAATCTACTTTTGGCATAAATAAACTCCTTTCTTAGAACTAGGTGCTGCAACACCAGTAATTAAAGTATAGGAGTAAGAGAGCATTTTCACAAGTGATTATCTATTCGAGGAGGTGAGAGAGTGAAAGAGCAGGTAGAAGATACAGAGAAAAGAACAGAAAGAATCAGAAATGCCGTTGGATTAAGTCAGTGGAGAGATATTGAAACTGGTGAATTAAGAATAGGTGGCAGGTTGTTTGCTGGGGAAAATGTTGAAAGAGCTTCTCAGATTGTTGAAGCATTAGAAGGATTAACAATCCGAGAAGCTCAGGACTTGTTAGAGAGAGTAAAGATACATTTACTTAACTCTATTATCTCCCCAGATAGTTGAGAATTCTCTTTGTGCATCAAGTACCTTTTTACAGAAGTCGGCAGGTGACATATTCTTCATATCTTCGTGCGTTGCGACATATGTAAGAGCCATCTGATATATCTGATTGGTAACATCAGTTTTGTCTAAATTGAAATCCATAGCAAACTCCTTTCGTGATTACTCGGCTACGGCAATAGCCTGTAATTAGAGTATAGGAGTAAAAGAACGTTTACACAAGTGATTATCTATCGAGGAGGTGAAGTGATGAATTATACAGCAATAACAATAACAGCAATTATCTGCATGACAATATTGATGTTATGCAATGAACATAAAGACCGTAAGTAGCATATAAAACATAAAGAGCCATGAGGTGAGAAAGTGAACATAGTTATAAAGATTATAGATGGGGAGAAGATAATAGATTTCTCAACCCTGGATGAGGATAAGAAGAAAGAATACGGACAGCGCCTCAATGAGCAAGGGCTAAGTGCTATGGGGTATGTCCGTAGTAAGGAGGCAACATGAGAGATGTAGGTTTGATTATAGCATATAACAAGCGTATTAATGCGGCAGTAGACGATAGACGCATAAGGGACGCGGCTAAGTGGATGTGCAGATTACATAAGTTAGAAAATAGAAATGGAGTTCCAGTGGGGAGTTATAGACTCAGGGAGGTGTAAATGACTAAAAGTACATATTTGGGAAAGTGCATGTATTGCGGGCAGCAGGCAATGCTTGAGATTAATGATGATATTGTAGCTTCATATGAAGACAAACCAGATGATTGGGATACATACATTTCAGAGGAAGCGACTAAGATTTGCAAATGTGAAGGAGCAAGAGCATGGTGGAATGTAGAAAGGCGAGTGCGTAAGGCAGAAGACGAGTGCCTGAAGCTTGCTAACAGTGAACAGATAGGAGAGGTACTGAAAGCTGCAGTAAGACCTGTTATGAGAAGTGAGTTTGATAAGCTCACAATTAAAGATGGGGGGTTACCTACAGTGTGTATCTTGATAGTGATGAACGCCTTCATGTCCGTAGAGAACATAAGGTCACAGAAGATAAGACAGAGTAAATAAAAAGAGCCGCTTGGAGAAGCGGCTCGAACCAAATCGACAAGTTGCGTAACAACTTGAATACATAATAAATCATTTTAAGAATAAAGTCAATATTTGATGTGAATATCAAGAAAAATAATGGGGAGAAATCCCCATAAAAACTTGATTGTATTAATTAAGTTAAGAACCAAGGAGACAATTTTTAATGCCATACATAAAGGAAATATGTATAGCAGGTAGCGTAATAACAATAAGACGATATCACACCCTTAGATATAACTGTCGAGGGGAAAGAAGGGAGAGCCGGGAGAAGGTAACAACAGCGAAACAGGAAACCATAAACCGGAGACTGGCAGAAAGGAAGCTGGCGGCAAAGATGAATACCAATTTTACAGATGAGACAGGAATGTTGGTTACATGGACTTATGCCAGGGAGAGTCGACCTCCCACACCTGATGATATGACAGTAGATATTCGCAATCTGCTAAAAGCTTTGAGGAGAGAATTTGAGAACATTGGTCCTCTAAAGTACATCTATGTTAAAGAGATAGGAAGCAAGGGGGCGCATCATATTCACATGATCATGAGTGTATGTGATGTGCGTGTATTAAAGAAGTGTTGGAACAAAGGGTTTGTCCATGTAAAGCCGCTGGACAGTGACGATGACTACACAAGAATTGCTCAGTATTTTGTTAAGTATGCAAATAAGACAGAGGAGACTCTTGGCAGAAGAATAGGTAAGCGATGGAATTCTTCAAGAAATTTAAAAGAGCCAGTGATTGTAAAACAGGTAGTTAATGCAAATACGTTTGCAGATAAAACAAGGAGAAGCACAATACGCAAATATGAGAAACAAGGATATTACATGGTTAAGGATTCTGAGAGAACCGGAATATCTGAGATGGGCTTTAGATACTATGAAGCCAAGTTTCGACGACATAAAGGAAGGGAGTGTGGTTAGTGCAGAAAGTAGATGTTTATATAAAAACTAATGTTAGAGGACCTGCAATAAAGAAGCATGCCGCATACATGTATGTCTTAAAGATAGTTATTAACGGCAAGGAATTTGTCCGTAATGGCAAAGGTACACTTGAGAATGTAACAGAGAACCAGGCAACACTGCAGGCAATAATACATGCATTTATGCGTTTCCATGAAAACTGTGAAATCCGCATAAATACAGAATGTGAGCATGTATTAAACAGCTGTAGAAATGCATGGCCGCAACAGTGGGAAAAGGACGGTTGGATAAAAAAGACTGGCAAGCCAGTAAAGAACGCAGACCTGTGGCAGCAGTACCTTAATGTAAGCCGAGGACATGTAATAAGTTGGGTGAACAAGCCACATGATTTTAGTAAGTGGATGGATTATGAGCTTGGGAAGATGGAGGCAGAATGGACGAATCAAAGATAAAAAAGGAGCTGGAGCGTCTTGAGCGGTTAAGAAAAGCCGCGTACATGATGCAGCCCTGTAAAACAGCGGATGAAACAAGCATCAAGGTTACTAATCTTACCCTTCTTGGAGGGCAGATTGCAAAGCTTGAGCGGGAATTGTATATCTGCCAGCATCCAGAGGTAGACAATTAAGAAACAAGAACGGTGCAAAGCCGCATAAAAACAGAATGGGAGTGACATTTTACTCCAAATATATCTACATGGTACTTATTCATGCACAGATTAAGAATATATCACAGTAATTTTATCTGGCAGCAGTCCACCCGGGAATCCGGGTGGGGAAAGGAGATATATGGAAAGCATAATGCAGGACATAAAGGAATGTTACCTGTGCCGCATGGAAATGCTGCAGAACAACAATTTTAAACAGTTGCCTTCCAGTGGGCTTGAGTGCCACCACATCATGCACGGAACGGCCAACAGGAAGATATCAGAGCATTACGGCTTAAAAGTGTGGCTTTGTCCGGAACATCATAGAACCGGCAAGGATGCAGTACATAAATGCAGGGAAACGGACCTGAAGCTTATAAAAGCAGGCCAGGCGAGATTTGAACAGGTATTCAGCCATGGTGAATGGATGCAGGTTTTTATGAAAAATTATTTGTAGGAGGAAATATGATGTTTGAGGTATTTGGAGAATTTGATTCTGCAGAAGAGATAAATAAGGCAGCTGCGGCACAGCTTGAACAGGGGGACATGCAGGCTGTAAGGGATATAGCAAAAGAGAACGGACTGGATCTGGATGATGCAGAAGACTATATAGCAGGAGATATGGAGGAGCTGTGTAATCCGCTTATGGCTGCACTTGGAAAATTAAAGATTGAGAGAGCAGATTTAGAACTTAAGGGAGTTCTTGAAGACTGGTACGACATTGTAACGGATATGTGCGTAAATGATGAAGCAGTAAGGGCAGCAGTCAGGCGTAAGGATAAGAGTCTGAAGGTGTTTATGAGCCTGATTCTCGCAAAAGCATTTGATACGAAAGAGCTTGTAAGCAGTAAGATTGTGAAAATTACTAAGGTAAAAAACGGTAAAGAGCAAATGAGAAGTCCAGTATACCTTGGAATTCCCAACAGAGCTGAAATAAGGAATATATGTAAGGATTATTACTTAAAATAGGAGGTTCACATGAAAGCAATAAAAGCATTTAATTCAGATTTATGTGCAACTCTGGGGAAAGGCGTAATGCAGTACGAACCAGGTAAGACTTACAAGGAAAGTGAAGCTAAATGTGCCCGCAATGGTTTTCATTGTGCAGAAAATCCACTGTGTGCATTAGGATATTACAGCGGTTTGGACTCTAGATTTTTTATCGTGGAAGCAGGAGGAGAAGTTAACCAGGATGGAAATGGCACGAGAATATCGTGTACAGAAATAACACTGCTTAAAGAAATAACCAGAATACAGCTTGCAGCGCTTGCATGTGAATATATTCGGAAACACCCAGACAGAGAGGAAAAAGGAACACATCTTAATCGTGATGTAGGATCCGTAAATTTAAAAGGAGATTTTATTATAGTAAGAGGCAAAGAACCGAGAGGCAGAGGAGTTAAAGGCTCTTATATATTTCTGATTGAAGAGAAAAGAGATAGTCTGGAAATAGAATCGATACAGGCCTTATATGTAGACGGAACAAAGATAAAAGCAGATAAGTACTATAGATTGAGGGGTGGCGCAATATGCAAAGAAAAGAATTAAGAGCATTAAAACGCATATATGCGACACCGACAATGAGAAGGATTGCACAGGATAATAAGCTGGATAAGCCGATTGTTTATAAATACAGCTGGCATAAATACACATACAGCACAAAATATGACATGATGCTTAGGTGTCAGAGCCGGGGTTCTATTCTTATGATTGCAGTATTTTTTCCGGATGATGTAGCAAAAGGGTTTAAGTATCCTGTATATGAAATATATTGCAATCCTAAAGGATGTGAATACATCACAAGAGAAAGAAATCCCGAAGACGGTAAAGAAATAAGATGGACAAATGCACTCGTATTTAATCTTGAAAGAATTGATACAATAAGATTCTTTAATTATGAGCCTGACTTGAAAATAAGAAAAAGAACAATATGGCAGAATAATGATGGTAAAAAGGAGATAAAACAATTTCTAGGAACCAATATGAGCGGACTTGAAGGGCTTATTGAATATCAGCATCGTTGTAAATTATATAGTATTAAAAAAGCTGAAGAAAAGGAACAGGAACCGTGGGATGAGGAACTGGCGTTAACCCCGCCTGTGCTGAAAGGATTTGAGAGATGGTCCAAGCATGAGGCTATGAATGAAAACTTTATTTTTTATGAGAGTATACACAGTCCTACAGGGTATTGTTCCTACTGTGAAAAGGAAGTCCCACTTATAAAACCGAAACGAAACGGAGAAGGTAAATGCCCTTGCTGCCATAAGAAAATTATATTTAAGCTTAGAAGCAAGATAAAAGGTTTAAGAACACGGGCAATATCAACAAGCTGTATACAAAGGATTGAAGGTGGATATGTTGTAAGAACATTTAAAGTTAATTCTGCATACAGGAATGCAACATACGATAAACCGGATTGGTCATTTATAGAATATCAAAGAACATTCATGTATAGCGATGGACGAATAACAACATATGAATACGAAACATATAAGAATAAATACCTTAGATTCTGTAAACAGGAAAGTAAGCTCCCGTATGAATATTACAATAGAAAGATTAAGCTTTATCCCAGAAATCTAAGTCTTTTAAAGAAAAGTGTATTAAGAAACAGTGCAATTGACTTGTGGCCGATTCTGCCATACAGCCCTGCAAAGTATTTGTATGTAGAAAAAGGCAATCCGGCAATAGAAATGTTGGCAAAAATAAAGCTTTTTGGACTGGCAAAGGAAATTATCAAAACAGGATATGATAAAAATTTACTAAACCAGGATGAAACGGAATTAGCCAAGATGCTTAAAATTGATAATGCCCGCCTTAAAAGATTAAAAAATATGACTCCAACGCTTGTAACATTGAAGTGGATGCAGTATGAAAAGCTGGCAAATACAATATGGCCAGACGACATGATATCTGAATTCGGGCAGAATGAAATAGAAGTAAGTGAGCTTAATTTTTTGCCTAAACCAATAAAATACATGAAAGTATACAACTACATAAGACGGCAGCAGATATTAAGCGGAGAGACCTTTAAACAGACATTTATTACATACAGGGATTATTATTGCCTTGCAGAACAAAATAAATGGAATATTGCTAGCACGCAGATTTCTATGCCGAAGAATCTCGAACAGGCACATATGAATGCAATATTATTTTCTCGTGGAACATCTATAAAGAATCAGACGGAAAAGTTAGAAAAGGAATGGCCATTGTGCAATAAGATTCTGCCAGATTTAAAGAAGTATGAATACAGCAATAACGAATATTCGGTTGTAGCACCTGTATGTATAGAGGATATGGTTCGAGAAGGGATAGCATTAAATCATTGTATGGACCATGCAGATTTTTACTACGACAGGATCCAGCAGAGAGAAGCATATCCGTTTTTTCTGAGGAAGACTAACCAGAAAGATATGCCTTGGTACACACTTGAAGTAGAAGCTTCCGGAAACATAAGGCAGAAAAGAACAACTGGAGATAATCAGAACCCAGACCTTGAGCCAGCAATACCATTTTTATATGAATTTATGGAGCATTTTAAGCAGGTTATGAATGCGGAAGAAATAAAGCAGGGAATAAAAGCAGATAAAAAGCGTAAGGAAGAATATAAAAAGCTGAGAGAAGAACAGAAAAAAGTATGGCATGGTAAGTTGGCCGGACAGTTGCTTGCTGATGTTCTGGAGGCGGATTTTATGCAGACAATTTAACAGAAGGAGCAAATATGATAGAGATAATACCTACAGGAACATTTGATGAGTGGCAGCAGGCATTGGATACGGAATTTAGTAAGAGTGCCGAGAGCTTTATAAGAATAGGATATCTATTAAAGATAGCAAGAGATACGGATATTCTTAAGGATACACCGTATGCAAATGTAATTGATTACGCTAAAACAAGATATGGATTGGATAAGACACAGGTGTCCAGATTCATTGCTATAAATGAGAGATTCGGAAGTAAAGAAGATGATTCTGCCCTGGGGGATAAGTATAAAGGATTTGGATATGCCAAGCTTGCTTTAATGCTTAATATGCCGGATGAAATCATAGAAGAAATATCGCCGGATTATTCTAAATCTGAAATAGAGGATATTAAGAAAGAGATCGATGAGGAAAAGAAGATATCTGACATAGAGATTTTAATCGAGGGCAAAGAAGAATGTATAAAAAAACTTAATGAACTTGAGCAGGTACTGCATCAGCTGTTCCATGACAATCCAGAACTGTTTATGAAGATACATACATCAACATATGAGACAGCAGAGCTGATAGATATATTTGCTCCTGCAGGAGAAATGATATATTCAGTTCGTCTTTTAGGTGTTGGCCGTCTTATGTTAAGTATCAAGGCAGACTCTGGCAGAATTACAATAACTAATGTTAGAAACATGGAAAAGACAGAGTGGAACATAGAGGAGCTTGCGGAATCCGTAATAAATATATTTAGCATGGCAGTGGATACAGAAGATCCGGCTAAGGCATGGACAAGCATCTATAAAGAGGAATATCCGAAAAAAGCAGAAGTTGCACCGGTGCAACAGGAAAAGCCAGTGCAGAGGAAAGAAAAGAAAGTACAGAAAGCCAAGATTGAGAAACCTAAGCCCCAGCCGGTAGAAGAGCAGATACCAGGGCAGGACAGCGTGCTTAATCATCCGGAGTATTTACCGGAAAACACAGAAAAACCGAATTTTGAAAGAGATATGTCGAAAATGGCGGAAGAAACACATGATTTTAAAGAAGCACCTGAAGAGAAAGAAAAAACAGAGCCAGAAATGCCAACAAATGCGATAAATACAGAATGTGAGGACGAAGTAGACGCACTTGGGAATTATATGAATTGTTGGGAAGCAATATGTGATGCACACCGCAAAATTGCCCTGTTTATCGAGGATTACAGCACATCCGATATTACACCAGACAATATGCGAATAGAAGCGGCACGCATAAATGCGGTTACATTGGCAGAAGAATTGGAGCACCTAAAAGCTCTGTAGACCGCATAAATACAGAATATGGAGGTTAATATGACGACGGGAATAATATGTTTTATAGCTGGTTTTATAACGGCATGGGGAATATCAGCATTGTGTAACGCAGGAAGGGGAAATTGAGATGAATAAAGACTGTATCATGATTAATTTAGAGCATAGAGATTGTAAAGGACTTAAAGAACTGTATTGCGCTAAGGAGGATAAGCCTTGCCCATTCTATAAGCCGGTGGATAAATACAATAGAGATGGCAGCAGAAAGGGAAAAGTATGTGGAAAGTAACGAAGAAAGACGGTAGTACAGTAGAAATAGAAAGAGATAATAGCCTTGTAATATACATAAAGGAACTTAATAACGAAGCTGATCTTGGTGAGATACTTAAGATTGAGAGGTGCGAAGATGTCAAGAAGACGACATAAACATTTATGTGAATATACCTGTTGTGAGCAATGTTCTAAGAGTGTGGCAGCAGACGGAACATATACATGTAACAATAAGACTGTTATAGAGAACTACATGCCAACAGAAGATTACTTCTGGTGTGATGGAGAGATGTTTATCAGGAGGGAACATGAGACTAATTGATGCGGATGAATTATTGTTAAAATTTAATAAAGTCTATGATGAAGCAGATGCAAAGTATCACGAATCAGATTTTGATAGCTTCTGGGGTGGCGGTTGTTCAATGATACAAGAAGTCATAAAAGAAACTGCAGAACAGCCAACAGCCTATGATGTTAATAAGGTTGTGAACAAGTTAGAAATGAGCAAAAAGACAGCACTAGACTTAGTAAAATTACCACATTTCTTTATTAAAAGTCTGCAGGAACTTGTAGACATATGTTTTGACAGAGCAATAGAGATAGTAAAGGCAGGTGATGAACAACTTGAAAAATAACAATATAAAGGACCTTCTTAAGCAGTATAATGATTTGGTTAAGGAGAAACAGGAAATACAGGCTGCAATTGATAAAATACAAAGAGAACTTGATAAAATGGAAGCTGAAGGCTATACGGAAAAGGATAGTGTTACCGGTGGAAATGGGGGTAAGCAGCATTTTGTTGTAGAAGGCTTCCCTTATCCGGCATATTCACAGAAAAGAACGCTTCTTTTAGTACGACAGCAACAGCAGATAGACATTAAAGGGAAGATAGATACGCAGATAAACCTCATAGAACAATGCATTAATCAAATTGACAACAGCAGAATGAGGCGACTTATAACATTAAGATACATAGAAGGTTTATCCTGGGTACAGGTAGCAAGAAAGATGGGAAAACACCACACAGCAGATGGTTGTAGGATGGCCGTAGAAAGATTCTTATCAAAAATTTAAAGTTTGTTCGCTCTGTTCGTTTTGTCTGTGGTAATATCTAAGATGACCAAGGTGGACATGATGAACAGCATGATTTCTCCATTATTAAATATTAAATACCCCCGGTAAGGCACTAGCTTAAGGCTGGTGCCTTTTTTGTATGTCAAGAAAGGAGCTGATTGTGTGGGATTAACAGACAAACAACGGAAATTCTGTGATGAATACCTTATAGACCTTAATGCCACACAAGCGGCTATTAGAGCGGGGTATACAGAAAAGTATGCAAATACAAATGCATCAAAATTACTACAAAATACTACAATTTCACAGTATATAGGAGAAAGACAAAAAGAACTATCGCGTAAGACAGAGATTACTCAAGAGCGAGTAATAAGGGAACTGGCGCTGATAGCTTTTTCTAATGCTACTGATTATGCGCGTGTTGTAGAAAAGAAAATGAAAATAGAGGTTGATGGCGTACTTGTAGATGTACTTGATGAAGATGGCAATCCTATTATGTATAGAACAGTAGAGCCAGTGCTGACAGAAGAGCTCACGGACGACCAGAAAAGAGCGTTAGCAGTTATTAAAAAGGGGCGGGATGGATTAGAGGTTAGACCTTGTAGTAAGGAAAAAGCTTTAGAGCTTCTTGGTAGACATCTTGGTATGTTTACAGACAAGATAGAAGCTAATATTAATGATTCTGTAAAGAATGAGCTTGCAGAGCTTCTTGCTCAGCGTAAGGCAAGGGGTGAGCCTGATGCTTCTAAGTGATAAGTATTGGGATTACATAGATACACCGGCAAGAGCAGAATTCCTTGAAGGTTCTACTGCATCAGGTAAGACAACAACGGTTGCTGTGAAGTTTATCATGAATGTAGCAGAATCAGATATGAAGCTGCATGTTATATCTGGTAATACAACAGGTGTTATTGAAAAGAATATAATCAATGCAGATATGGGATTGCTGCAGATATTTCCCAATTTGGAATACTGTGGAAACGGTGATAAAGAGAATAAACTTCCACATATTAAATTCAAAACTGGCAGCAGTACAAAGATAATATATATTCTCGGTTACGATAATGCCAGCAAGTGGAAGAATGCCTTGGGTTCGCAGTTTGGATGTGTGTGGGTTGACGAGTGCAACACAGCCAACATAGATTTTATACGAGAGATATTTGGCCGTTCTGAATACTTTGTAGGAACTCTTAATCCAGATGCACCTACATTACCCATATATTCAGAGTACATCAATCACGCTAGACCGATTGATAAGTACAAGGCGGATGTGCCAGAAGAGATATGGAAGGACCTTAACGGCTGTGAGCCTATTAACGGCTGGGTGTACTGGTTCTTTACATTTGAAGATAATATATCCATGACACCAGAGAAGATAGAACAGAAGAAAATGAGCTATCCTCCCGGTACCAAGATATATAAAAACAAAATATTGGGCTTAAGAGGCAAGGCTACAGGTCTTGTCTTTTCTAATTTCTGCAGGCGGCATGTTATTACTAAGGAACAGGCTAAGGCATTTATTAAGCGAGAATATGACGACAAGCAGACAGAATGGTTTGTAATATATACAAGCGGTCTGGATACGGCATATTCAACCAAGAGTCCTGATACTATTGCAATGTCATTTATGGGAATAACCAATAAAGGCAAATTGATAGTGCTGGATGAAAAGGTATATAACAATGCGGCTCTTGATATACCAATAGCTCCAAGCGATACAGTAAGGAATTACATAGACTTCCTGGAACGCAACAGAAAAGAATGGGGCGGCATGGCAAAGAACACCTTTATTGATAACGCTGATCAGGCGACAATAACAGAATTTGCCAAGTATAAGAGAGAGCATCACGAATGCCTGTATATATTCAACAATGCGTATAAGAAAGTAACAATAATAGACAGAATAAACCTGCAGCTTGGTTGGATGTCCTTTAACGACGAAAAGGGCAAAGAGCCAAGCTATTATGTTGTAGATACATGCACGAACTACATCGGAGAACTGCAGGTATACAGTTGGCTGGAAGATAAAGACTGTGAGCCGGAAGATGGAAATGACCACATGGTAAACAGTACGCAATATGGCTGGATACCATATCGAGACAAAGTTGGAGTAGAAAATAGAGAATAGATAGGAGAGTGAGAGAGGTGAGCATATTTAATACTATGGCTGATAAGATAAGAGATGGAATAAGGACATGGTTGCGTGTGCAGCCGGCACAGAGAGGTGTAATTAATATACAGGAAATCTTCGACTTTGAAGGTAACGCCATTAAGAATCAGATATGGTACAGAGGCGTAAGTGAAGAGCTGTCGCAGCTGTATGATCAGGTTGATGGGGACAAGACAAGATTCTGGGCTGCAAAATGCTCTCCTGGGCTAGCGATAAGAAAGATACATGTAGGATTACCTGCAATGATGGTTGATATGCTTGCAAGTATTGTTGTTGCAGATATGAACGAGGTAGATGTTGGCAGTAGGCAGTCAGACTGGGATAAGATAGCGGAAGAAAATGACTTTACAGAGCTTATAAAGCAAGCAATATCAGATACACTTATTGTTGGAGATGGAGCATTTAAGCTATCCATAGACACGAATCTCAGTCAGTATCCAATCATAGAGTTTTATCCTGGCGACAGGGTAGAGATAATAAGAGAACGCGGCAGAGTGAAAGAGGTTGTGTTTAAGACAGTATATACAGTTAAGAATCAAGAGTACATTCTGCTTGAAACATATGGCAAAGGCTATATAACATATATGCTCACAAGAGATAATAAAGAATGTGATATCAGCACTGTGCCGGAGCTTGCAGGTTTAAGACCTGTAACATGGGAAGATAAAAGTTTTATGATGGCCATACCGCTCATGTTCTATAAATCAGCGAAATTTAAAGGCAGAGGTAAGAGCATATATGACAGCAAGATAGATGAATTTGATGCACTGGATGAAGCATGGAGCCAGTGGATGGATGCCTTAAGACATAACCGTACAAAGGAATATATACCCGAGAATTTACTTCCTCGAAATCCAAGTGATGGAGCTGTTATGCTGCCAAATTCATTTGACAACGCTTATATACAGTATTCGTCTCCTATGGCAGAAGGTGCAAATTATAAGATTGAAAGAGAACAGAGTGAAATACCACATGAAGGGTATCTTGCTACATATATCACGGCATTGGACCTTTGCTTACAGGGAATCATGAGCCCTTCTACATTGGGAATAGATGTAAAGAAGCTTGATAATGCAGAAGCACAAAGGGAGAAGGAAAAAGCAACGCTGTACAGTAGAAACAATATTGTAAATCAGCTCCAGAAGGTTCTTCCAAAGCTTGTAAAAATGACATTGCAGGCGATAGATACACTTAATAATTCAACAACACAGGACATTGATGTTGATGTGACATTTGGTGAATATGCGAATCCTAGCTTTGAGAGCCAGGTTGAGACAGTGAGCAAAGCCAAGCAGGGAGGCATTATGAGTGTAGAAGCGTCCATTGATGAGCTGTATGGAGATACCAAGGATGATGACTGGAAACAGGAAGAGGTTGCAAGGCTTAAGGCTGAACAGGGGATATCTGATATGGAAGAACCGGCACTTAATATGGAATCAGATGGCTTTGAAGTGGACTTTTAATGAGGTAGCCTATGTTAAATACAGACTATGATATAGAGAAAGCCTTTAAAGCTATAGAAGATGAGCTGATTGCTTCCATGATGCGTAATCTTGCAAGCCATAGAGCAGAAGAGACAGATATGGGGTTTAACTGGTCACAGTGGCAGGTAGAGCAGCTTAAAGCTTTGGAAAGGTATAAAGCACAGAATAAAAAGAAGTTCACGAAGTCATTTAGCAATATAAATGATTCTATTGAAGCAATGATATTTGCTGCCAGACAGGAAGGCGGTACAGAACAGGAACAGAAGATATTAAGGGCCTTGAAGAAAGGTTTGAAAGCATCTAAGGTGTCACAGGGCGCTGAAGGTGCTTTTTTCAGGCTTAATACCAGGAAACTGGAAGCTCTGATAAAAGCCACAAAGAATGATTTTGGTACAGCAGAGAAGGCAATGCTCAGGATGTCCGAAGACAAATACAGACAGATAATATTTAATGCACAGGTATATGCAAATACAGGCGCAGGAACATATGAGAAGGCTGTAGATATGGCCACAAAGGATTTTCTTAAGGCTGGTATTAACTGCATAGAATATTCTAATGGTGCAAGGCATACAGTAAAGGATTATGCCAAGATGGCAATTCAGACAGCCAGCAAGCGCGCCTATTTGACCGGAGAAGGCGAAATGAGACAATCATGGGGAATTAGTACAGTTATCATGAATAAGCGTGCTAATGCCTGTCCTAAGTGCCTTCCATTTGTTGGTAAGGTGCTTATAGATGATGTGTGGAGTGGAGGTAAGGCATCGGATGGCCCTTATCCACTTATGTCTTCTGCTATGGCAGCAGGGCTTTACCATCCTAACTGCAAAGATGTACATACAACATATTTTCCTGAACTAGATGATGAGCCTGACAGCATGTTTTCCAAGAAAGAACTTGAGCAGGTTAAGGAAGATTACAGGCAGGACCAGAAGCAGCAGTATGCAGGCAGAATGGCGGAGCAGTATGGCAGGCTGTCAGAATTTTCATTAGATCTGGATAATCAGAAAATGTACGCTGATAAGAAAGAACAGTGGGAGAATGAAGTATTAAAACAGAAAAATAGAGGCAAAAAGGTTATAATAACGGAGCAGGCAATAGATAAAGTAAATGAAATTAATCCTAAGGGTTTTACTTCGGATAATAATAAATTTATAAAAGAGGTACATAGGGATTTACTTAAAGTTGCAAAGGAAGAAAATAATAGTAATGAAGTTGCATGTGTAGTAGATTTAATAGCAAATAAAAAAACTAAGTTTATAAAAGGTGAAAGGCACGAGGTAGATATATATTCTGATTCAGATATGTTCCATCTATTGCATTCGGCAAAAGATAATTCTTTAGTATTATGTCATAACCATCCTGGGTCAACAGATTTTTCAGCAAATGATATTGGGGTATTTATGCGACACGACACAATAAAGACTATGACTATAGTGACAAACCAAGGACATGTACGATATATTTCAAAAGGCGAACATTTTGATTATAATGGAACGGTTGAATTGATGAAAGACTGTCAGGAAAAATGTGGGAATAATATTGATAAATGTATTGATTTGTTTTTGAAAAAATGCTATTCTGTTGGTATACAAAGAGGGTAATATTTAGGTAGGAGGTATTTTAATGGATGGTATATTAGACGGAAAACCGGGAATGACAATGGATGAATTGATTGCATTATTGGAAAAAGGACCAATAAAAGCAGAAGGCAATAACGAAGATAAAGCAGAAGTAAAAGAAAACAAATAACAGCCACCAGTCGAGAGATTGGTGGTATTTTTATACCCAATTTTAAGAAAGTGAGGATTTAGAAATGAAGGATTATAGTGGAGTAAAAGTGGTGGCAGCAGAGCCAATGAGCAGAGGCGAATACAATGCATACAGAAGATGTGATAATATGACATTTGGAATTGCTATTGAAGCACTGAAAAAAGGTAAGAAAGTAGCAAGAGCTGGATGGAACGGTAAGGGAATGTTTTTATATTATGTTCCAGTTGGTGCATATGCTCCTTGTACAGAAATTGCAGCAAGTCTTGTTAATGAGAATGGATTAGTAGAGTATGGAGCATATATCGCCATGAAAACTGCACAGGGGAATGTAGTCCCTTGGTTAGCAAGTCAGACTGACATGCTTGCAGAAGATTGGATTATAATAGAATAGTCCGAAGTTGCACCAGTGCAACACAATTTAATATTAGTTATTAAGCACACATGGCAATACGCTGTGGGTGCTATTTTTATGCCCAAAACTTAATGGCAATAAACTTTAGGGAAATGCCGACGGGCGGTAAACGGAAGAAAGGAGATAGAGTGATGAGAAAGACATTACCTATGAATTTACAGCTCTTCGCAGAAGGTGGAGATGGTAACGGCGGCCAGAACGCTGGAGGAGATAGTGGACAGGCAGGACAGCAGGGTAATCAGAATAATCAGCAGGCGGCTGGTGTTGATTATGACAAGATACAGGCAATGCTGGATAATGCGACTGCCAAGAAAGAGAATGCTGTGCTTAAAAGCTATTTTCAGCAGCAGGGATTATCAGAAGATGAGATAAGTCAGGCTATTGCAACATTTAAGCAGAATAAGCAGCAGCAGACAGAACAGCAGCAGAACGCTAATGCTAATCTTCAGAATGAAGTGGCAGCAGCACAGAAGGTTGCTGAACAGGCTCAGATTGAGCTTGCAGCTACAAAGGTAGCAATGACACTTGGTATTAATGCCAAGACACTTCCATATGTGCTTAAGATGGCTGATTTCAGCAAGGTAAAGGGTACAGATGGGAAGATATCAGAGGACAATGTTAAGGATGCACTTGAGCAGGTTATCAAGGACGTACCTGCACTTAAGCCAATACAGGAAGGCAATGCTGGTTTTCAGATTGGTGCAGGACAGCAGAATAACGGACAGCAGTCCTCTACAGGTAACAATGTAAATGTTCCAACAAAGAGATGGAACAGATTTAATTAAGAAAGGTTAAAAGGGTAAAACAATATGCTAAATTTGAATTACGCAGAACAGTGGAGTCCGGAATTATTAGCAATTCTTATGCAGGGCACACTTACATCACCATTTATTACAAGTAATGTCAGATGGTTAGATGCAAAGACATTTCACTTTACTCAGATGAGTGTAAGCGGTTATAAGAATCACAAGAGATCAGGCGGATGGAACACAGGAGAATATAACCAGAAAGATGTGCCATATACAGTAACGCATGATAGAGATGTGTCTTTTTTAGTTGATGTGGCAGATGTAGATGAGACCAATCAGACAGCGTCTATCCAGAACATTTCACGCGTCTTTGAGCAGACACAGGTTGTACCTGAGACAGATGCATTATTCTTTAGTAAGGTTGCACAGGCTGCACAGAATACAGAATCATACCATTCGGAAACCTCTGCTACAGAATACACAACAGAGAATGTATTTGCTAAGCTTAAAGCTATTCTGGCAGCAGGTAAGCTTAGAAGATACAAGGCAAATGGAAGCCTTATCATGTATGTGTCTTCTGACATTATGGACAAGCTTGAGATGTCTAAGGAATTTACACGCAAGATTGAAATGACACAGATTGCAGAAGGCGGTCTTGGCATTGAGACTCGTGTTACTGATATTGATGGCGTGACACTTATGGAAGTTGTGGATGATGAAAGATTCTATGACAGATTCGATTGGGATGTTGCAGAGGGCGGCTTTGCTCCGATTAAGTCAAAGTATGCCATAACAACTGATACAGATGTAGCAGAAGGAAAGACATACTACACTAAGAGCGACAGCACTTATACAGTTGTGGCAAAGCCTACAAAGACTAATATAGCCACATATTATGAAAAGACTGTTCAGGGCTCACGCAAGATTAATGTGCTTGTTGCATGTGGCCAGACATGTAAGACAGTACCTAAGATTTCATCAATCTATTACTTTGCACCAGGAGCACATACAGAAGGAGACGGATATCTTTATCAGAATCGCCAGTTAAGTGATACATTTGTATTCCCTAATGGCAAGGACGGTAATGTCGATTCTGTATTTGCTGATGTAGATCCTGCAGAAGAGATTGCAGAGTAAGCCTATGGTATATGCAAGTAAAGAGCAATACCTTAGCGAGCATAGACTTATCCCAGATGAGCAGATAGAACGAAGATTAAAACAGGCGAGCCGGCATATCGACTCGCTTACTTTTAATCGTATAACATCAAGAGGATTTAATAATTTGACAGAGTTCCAGCAGGGCATACTGATAGATGTGTGTTGTGAGATGGCTGATTTTGAATATGAGAATGAGGACATGATTAATTGTGTCTTACAGAACTATACTTTAAATGGAGTATCTATGCAGTTTGGCAGCAGTTGGAATGTCCTTGTACAGAATGGAATTGCTATAAAGCGTGATACATACCAGATACTTTGTCAGACAGGCTTGTGCTGTTTAAGTCTGGGGGTGTGAGTATGAAGTACCCGTGTTTAATACTAAAGAGCATGTGTAAGACAGAAATACACCTTGAGATAGAGCAGGAAGGCAGGAATGTCTATGGAGAACCTCTTGAACCTGTTATATGGGATGGCTTATGTAACTATCAGGACAGCGGTAAGACAGTATTAACGGCAGAAAAGGCACTTATACAGCTTGAAGGATGTGCTTTGATACCCGGAGATATTGCACCAGAACTTCCGGTAATTACAAGTGGTGATATAACCGTTTATGGAGTTACAAGGCATATATACAAGGGTACAAAGTGCCGTAATCCGGACGGTACAGTTAATTATGTAAGATTGGATGTGATGTAATGGCAAGGAATGTGAAATCTACAGTGAAGCTTAATATGCCTATGGTAAGGAAGCTTACGGCAGCAGCAAAAGTGTCAGTTGCACAAACAGCAGAAGCAATACATACAGATGTTGTTCAGAGTCAGGTTATACCGAGGGATACTGGAGCATTACAGAATGAAAGCACATTTGTTGATTTATCTGATATAGGTCAGGGAAAAGCATATCTTGTGTCTAGTACACCATACGCCAGAAGGCTGTATTACCATCCGGAATACAACTTCCATCAGGCACCATGGAATGATGATAAGGGCAAGAAACATGAAGGAAATGCAAATGCTAAAGGCAGATGGCTTGATGACTACATGAAAGGTGGTAAAAAGCAGAATTTTGCACCTGAAGCATTTGAAAAGTTTTATAAAAAGCATACGGGGTTGTGATGTTAGGAATAGGTGATGTAAGAGACCTTATAGCAGGTCTTGGAATAGCAGCTGATGATCATGTATATTGTGGAAAGCTTGATGATAAGAAAGATAAGAGCATAGGTGTATACCATCTTAACAGGGGAGACAATGTTCAGATGGCTGTTGGAGGTATACAGAATAGCTCTTACGCTGTCAAATCCATAAGTATACTGGTTCATTGGGATAAAAGTGTCAGGGAGACTGAAAAAGTCTCACAGGAGCTATACGATAAGCTCAGAGATATGAAACGGGTAAACATTAATGGCACAAATGTTCTGTTTACAGAAATGCTAGTATCAGCACCAATTGAAGTTGATACAGACGATAAAGGAATATTTGAAATGGTCATAGAACTAAAATTTTACTATGAAAGGTAGGTAAAGATATGGGACAGAATACAAAGATAGCTGGATATAATGCGGAAGCAACACCATTAACAGGTGTTAATCCGGTGCATACAATTCAGTTTGGAATATGTATAACTGGAAGAAAGAATGCAGACACGCCAGAAACAGTAGAAACAAAGGTTGTAAAAGATGCAGAGAGTTTAAGCGTATCTGTAGATGGAACCATTGAAGAATGGAGTCCAATGGATCAGAAAGGCTGGGTAAGAAGGCTTATGACCGGTAAGTCACTTAGTATGTCTTTCGGAGGTAAGCGTAACTATGGTGATGAAGGAAATGATTATGTGGCAAGCCTTTTCATGAAGACGGGACAGGATTGCAATACGTGGGTATCTGTTATATTCCCTAATCTTGACCAGCTTCTTATACCAGCGGTAATCAATGTAACATCTCTCGGTGGAGATTCTACAAGTATTGATGCGCTTGAATGGGAAGCACAGTCAGATGGAAAGCCAACATATATAGCATATGCAGCAGCTTAAAGAAAGAAGAGGATATGAATAATGGCAAAGACAGATTTTAGAGTAATAGATATCTCCATGAAGATTACGAACCAGTTACCTATGATTCGTATTACAGAAGACCTGGTTGTAACTGTAAACAATAGAAAGAGTACAATTCTTAATATACAGGCTATGGCACAGGAAGCAGAAAGCAAGGAAAACAAGGACGATATGGCATTTATGATTAAAGGCCTTGAAATGCTTGTAGGAAAAGATGCTTCAGATAAGATTGAGGCTTTAGACCTTCCTATTCCGGAATATAAGGAAATGTATAATACAATCATGCAGGTTGCTATGGGAACATACGGCGAGGAGCAGACACCCTCAGCATGAGGCGTATTATGATTTATGGGATGATTGGGAGCTGATAGAAGCCAGCTTCCTGTCCCAGTATGGCATACGATTGCGAACAGAAGATGATATGTCATGGGCTGAATTCTGTTCTTTATTGTCAGGAATAATGCCTGAAACACCACTCAGAAGAATTGTGGGAATCAGAGCAGAAAAAGATCCTAAGGTTATAAAGGAGTTTACTAAGGAGCAGAAGAAAATCCGCAATGACTGGATATTAAGAAGAAATAGAAAATTAATGGAAGATCCTGCAAATTACAATAAGTATTGGAGTGACTTCCAAAATTGGGCTAAGACCGCTTTCTCTAAGTAGAAAGTGGTCTTTTTAAATGCCGGAAAGGAGGGAGTATGTCGGATGTAGTAGGACAGATAGCTCTTGAACTTGGCATAGACAGTTCACAGATAGTTAATCAGCTTACTGGCGCTTCTAATAAGGCGGCTAAGCAGGCAACATCCATCTTTTCTGGTATGGGAAAGAAAATAGCTGCTGGATTAAGTATAGCAGCTTTTACTAAGTTTACGAAAGACTGCTTAGAAGTTGGTTCTAATGTTACAGAAGTACAGAATGTTGTAGATACGGCATTTAAGGACTTAAGTGGACAGGCAGACCAGTGGGCTTCCAATGCAATGACTAATTTCGGACTATCTGAATTATCTGCTAAGAAGTACATGGGTGTATTTGGCCAGATGAGTAATGCAATGGGCATTACAGGACAGGCTGCACTTGATATGGCAGAAGATGTTACTGGATTAACAGGTGATGTTGCATCATTTTACAATTTGAGTACAGATGAAGCATATACAAAGCTGAAATCCATCTGGACTGGTGAAACAGAGACACTTAAGGACCTGGGTGTAGTAATGACTCAGACGAACTTGGATCAGTATGCACTTAATAATGGCTTTGGTAAGACTACGGCTAAGATGACAGAGCAGGAAAAAGTAATGCTCCAATATCAGTATGTTACTAGTGCACTGTCCAATGCCACAGGAGACTTTGTTAAGACACAGGATTCCTGGGCAAATCAGACAAGAATATTATCACTCAGATTCGAACAGTTAAAGGCTTCTCTTGGTAAAGGCTTTATAGCATTATTTACACCTATATTACGAGGCTTAAATACTGTGCTTGCAGGCTTGCAGAAGGTTGCTGATGGGTTTGCAACATTTACACAGATGCTTACTGGTGCGGATATATCTTCTTCAGCTTCTTCAATAACAGGCCTTGGAGATATAGCGTCAGACACGGCGGATAATGTAAGTGGTATAGGAGATGCAGCATCTTCTACAGCGAAGGAGATAGAGAAATCGCTGGCCGGATTTGACCAGATAGAAAAACTTTCAGAGCCGACGGACAGCAGTAGTTCTAGTGGAGGTGGCACATCTTCAGGTGGTCTTGGTATAGACACAGGAGTAACATCTGAAACAACAAATGTATCAAGTGCAATATCAGATATGGCATCTAAAGTTAAAAAGGCATTAGAGCCACTTAAGTCAATATCATTTGATAACCTGATAACATCACTTGATAATTTAAAAGAATCAGCGCAACCACTGACAGAAAAGTTGTTTTCAGGTTTGGAATGGGCTTGGACAAATATATTTGTACCATTAGCTACATGGACAATTGAAGATGCGTTACCAGCTTTTTTAGATGTTCTATCAGCAGGGCTTGATGTATTGAACAGTGCATTAGATGCACTAAAGCCATTATGGGACTGGGCGTGGGATAATTTCCTTGAGCCGGTAGCAGAATGGACTGGTGGAATGATAGTTGATATCTTAAAAGATCTGGCAGCAGCTCTGGAAGGAATATCAACCTGGATTAGCAATAACCAAGGACCATTTGACGCAATAGTTGTAACGATATTAGCGTTTGCAGCGGCTTGGAAAGCTGTAGAATTAGCTGAGTTTATAACAAATGCGGGTGGTGTAATAGGAATTATAAAGAGCCTTACTACAACTTTATATGCATGTACAATTGCAAAGGTAGCAGATAAAGCTGAAACATTAGCAATATGTGCACTATATGCAAAAGATTTTATTGTTGGAATAGGGCAAACAATTGCGAAATTGGCTTCTTCCGCGGCAGCATGGGTAGCTGATACAGCAGCAAAAGTTGCTAATACGGCAGCAACAGCGGCACACACAGCAGCAACTTGGCTTGCTACGGCA